TAGTTTAGACTTGAAGTAGGCAAGTAGCATTGGGTAGTCTTGATCAGAGTCCTACGCTACTTGCCATAGTTATACGAAGTTTACCTTATTTGTCAAGAGTTATCTTGCACCACCACTCATATCATATACAAAAGTACCGTTCTGCATTGCAGTCTGAATACGCTTTTCCATTTTAGCAAAAGTATCCATATTCATTTTAGCAACATCAGACTCACGAATAGTCTCTTTACCACCATCAAGATCAACATCAGTCTTGCTCTTAACTACAACAGATGATGCAGCTTCTTTGGCACTAGCTTTTTTAGCTGCAGGGTTCATACCCTTATCAACCTTATAAAGATCAATCACACGGATTACAGCACGAGCATCCTCTTCATTCTCGTAAAGAACATCCTGTACCCATTTAGGTTGTTCCTCAGCCCAGTTATGAAAAACATCTGACTTACGTAGGTCATCAAAATCAGGGTGGCTCTCCCGAATTGCATTTAGAGCTTTGTTACGCGCAGTTTCAGTAGTAAGCTTTTCATACTCATCAAACTGACGCTCATACTTAGAGAGCTTCTCTGCGGCTTTCTTTTCTGCAATAGTTTCTACAATAGATGCTACATCAGGATACTTACGCGCCCACTCTGCAATGTCCTCATCAGACTTAGGTGGAAGGATTGTAGTTTGGGTTGACTGAGCTTTGAGGCTTTCAAGTTTAGCTTCCCATTCCTTTTCCTTCTCAGACATATGACGACGAAGATCACCATAACGCTTCTTAAAGGTACGCTCTTCTGGGTCTGTAGGTTCTGCTTCTACAACAGGTTTAGTCTCTACAGGGGTCGTATCTTCTTCAGGTTCTTTGCCCTGCATTAGATCGTTGAGTTCTTTTTCTGCGTCTGCAATCCGTTGACGATTCTTACGCCCAGAAGCATTTGGGTCTACGAGTACTTTAGTGATAGTCATTTATTATCCTTTATATTGGGGTCAGTCGAAACTGAGTTGCCTTACTGTTTTCCTGCCAGACCTTTTGTCCTAGCACGGGATTTCTTGGGTTTAGTTACAAGACCACCCTCTTCAAAACCTGCTCGTCCACCTTGGGGAACTGGTTTTGGTTTAGGTGCAGGGGGAGTTACACCGAGAGTCGGTGGACGTGGTGCAATATAGGCAGCTTTTTGTTGTTCATCGGTTGTTTTTGGAGGAACGGGTTTTGAGCCACCAGACGAAGGCGTAGGCTCTGCTGTAGGTGTATTTGCTGTAGGTGTATTTGAAGGAGTTTTAGGTGCAGGAGTTTCTGTAGCTCTCTCTTCTTTCTTTGCGTCAAGAGCTTGGATATATTGATTACCAGTACCTGCAACTTTCGTTGCCAACATACCCTGTTCTACAGGAGAGAGATTCGAGATATAACTTTTAACCTTTTCAGTCAGGGTTTTATATTCAGCACTATCCGCAAGACCACGAGCTTCCATGAGTTTCAAAGAAGCATTAGCTTCTGCAACATTCTGTAGATCATTACCACCACCAGTAACCAGTGATAGAAGACCACCTGCTAATCCCGGAAGGTTTAACCCACCTTCTTTAGTGTCCTCAAGAGCTTTCAGCCCAAATTCATAAGGGTTGCTGTTGATGGCATCATAATTTTTCTCTGCCCACGAGCTATAATTATAGTTGCTAGAGGTAGGATCGTTTTCATCATCCCTACGATTGCTTGAACTTGGCTTAGGGGTTTTTACCTTAGTGGCGTTATAGGTATCTTGCAGAGCCTGTGTCCAAAGAACAAAGCCTGGAGGAATGACCCCTAGAGGAGTACCACCCATGAAGTCTATTTGTTGTTTTTTACCTGTTGAAGGGTTAAAGTACATACGGGACTCAATAGGATTACCTGCACTATCTGAACCATTTTTTGACAAGGTAAAATCAGTACGATCAAACGCCATACCACCCTCAGCCATACCAGACATAGCTTGTGCCAGCATCTGTTCTTCTTCGGGGGTAAGTTCTTCGTCTTGATCTTCCACAGGTACACCGCTAGAATCTACAGGAACACCACCAATACGTCCCTCAGATTCCATCTCCATCATGCCTTGTTTGGCTTGACTACGTAGGTCTTCAAAGAAGCGTACACCGTAATAGCGCAACACATCTGCAGGCACCACATATTCTCCGCCAGAGAGCTTTGTGTCTACATCATCACGAACTTCAGAAGCCAAAGCTCCGGGAGGGATATCGTTGCCAGTTACGGGTTCTCTCGACATACCATCATCGGCCATGCCACCCTCTTGCATTAGGTTATCCATTCTTTTCTCCTGCATTAACCTTGTCACGAAGTTTTTGTAGTTTGCGTAGTGCGAGTAACTCACCCTGAGCGCGATAGATTTCAATAGGGTCTTTCACCTGTTCCAAAGTTTTATAACACAGTTGTATCATAGTGTCAAGTTCTTTAAGAAACTCTGGCCACAACTGGGGGTCATTAACAAGTAGCTTTAGGCTCATTGCATAGCTCCACCAGTATTAGCACTGAAGCCCTGTTCATTAGGTAAGGGTACAGAGCCAGTACCAATGTTACCACCACCAGAGCCAGTGGTATCTTGAGCCTGTACTCCTGCTGGCCCTTGAGGAGCCTGCGGTTGTTGTGGCTGGGAAGCTTGGAAGGTCTTTAGGATTTCAGCTTGGATAGCTGCACGTTGCATAGAGTTAGCAACTTTGTCTGGATCAAGTTCCATCGACTTAGCAATCTCACGAACAATATAATCCAGTCGAGCAAAGGGAGCCAGCACTGGGTTCTGAACCACGCTAAGGAACTGCATCAGGCGCTGCGAACGTACTTCATTAGCCATCAAGGACTCAGTACCAGCAGCCTTAACTTCTAGATCACCCTTAATCTCAGGGTCAAAGTCAAACTGCATATTGAAGCTAAACAATGCTTTACCCAGTGGGGCTAGTAGGTAATCATCAATGTTCTTCACAACAGTACGGATAGAACCGTTGGCTGCTGACATAAGCATAGAAATACCAGATGCAGTACGACCCACACCAGAGATACCTGTCTGACCATGTGCAAAGGATGGGAAACCTGTAGACTCATCCGCCAAGACACGAGCCTTGTCAAACATCTGCATATTTTCATTGGATACGTTAGGGAACTTTGTACCAAAGATAGCTTGTCCGGGAGCGCCACCCTGACGGCGGAATACCTTTCCGGGAGAAACTGTAAGGTCTTGTCCGGGAACTAGGTTGGTTTCGTCTACTTCAATTAGTAGGTTTCCACTCAGTGCAGCGTTATCTACAGCCATACGCATGAAGCCATTCATCAGGGTCTGCGTATCGTCCATGTTTTCAGCAACACCAATGCCCCACATGGAGTAAGGATTGATTTCATATGGAACTACATAGAAGGGGATAATGCTTGGGGTAAATGGGTTAAGTACCAAACGTAGGATACGGCCATTGCACAACCAAATGTTTACTGCAATGTTATCCTTGCCCTTCAACTCACTAGGGATATTAACCTTGTGGTCTTCCAGAGTTTTTCTCTCTACATTACCCCAGAACTCCAAGACTTCAAAGCGTTCTGTAGCAACCTGCTGAGTATCATCTTCCATAGCCTGTTCCCACCACTCTTTAGTATAGCTAGGGCCAAGCTTTAGTGCAGTTTCGATTTCGTTCTTACGGAAGTAGGGACGTTTAGCTAGCTTACGTAGCTCACTATGGGACATCTTGTGACGTTCAATAACGTACTCAGCTTCTTCCATGCTATGTGCATCTGGATCAGGGTAGAAGTTCCAAACGGATACATTAGATACCATTGGTACAGTCTTGATCACAGGGTCGTAGTTACCCCCATCATCCCACTTTGGATATTCTTTATCTACAGCAAAGGGGCCTTTCATAATGCCCGTACCAAACAAGGCACACTCTAGCGCAGTTGCACGTAGATGCTTATTGGCGGAAGACTCTTCCAACTGATCGTGGATTTTCTTTTCCATCTTCTTAGCTGCAATCATAGCAGGTTCAAAGGTGATCTGTGTGGGAGTCATACCGGGGCCATTACGAACATCTTGTACTGGGCCGAGTTCATTCTTCATAGAACCAAGACGTTCCATGTAGCTTTGCATCGTCTCTCCGGGAAGCAGTGGCTCAATACCAGCAGCTTTCTCAGCCTTCTTAACTTCATCATTGGTTTCAATGTGGAAAGATTCTACTACACCCTCAGGTAGTGTCGTAGGGTCAATGACAATGGGAAATTTACCATTGCCAAATAGAACCTCAGACATTTGACCATAAGCAGCAAGCACCTTGGTCTTAGTCACTTTAACAAAAACACGAGACTTTTCTGCTGAGGTAAACTTAACATCCTCACCATAGATACCACGGTAATTCTTGTAAGCAGTGATCCAACGATTCTCTTCTGTTTTACGTGAAGTCTCAGCCTTATTGAATCGTTCCTCAACATATGAAACGATACCACCAGCAGGCTCATCGTTAGGCGTCTCCCCAGAGGTGTCCTTCACAGCAAGCATCTTAATGCTATCAGTTGAGGGGTTGTCTTCTTCCATCTTTATTTCCCGTCTAGGTCTAATATCCAAATTTTTGGTCAGCAATTTGTGCATCGTAGTTGCTGTAGTTTGTATTCGTATCGAACATACCCGTGCTTGGTCTAGTCATCACACCATAGCGTAGAGCGTCGTAGAGGTGATCCTCAGAGTTCGTATCCACATCCTCAGGGTCTGTCTTGCTGAGAGGGATAGAGGGTAGCTGAGAGATCAGGTTTCGGCATGTATTGAAGATAACCATACGGGGTTCACCCGTGTATTCATCAATTTGTAGCCGTCTGTGTATCTCGTTCTTACCTGCGATACGTGATCCACGGCTTCTGTCTGCTGGTCGCCAGCGGCAACCTTTAAGAATCATACGCTCTGCAATACTAGGGCCAGTATCACCACGCTTGTGCCAGAGGGAAGAGTCAAGTACACCATAGCGCATCTTCTCCCCGTACTCTGCCTCAAGTATCTGGTCTGCTAAATCTTCTGCCAGCACTTTAGATACATAGAGTTCCCTGTAAACAACCAACTGACCACTAGGAGCAATAGCAAACCATACAATACCACTATAAGAACTATATCCGTAGTCTGCTGCACGAAATCTTGGCCAGCTATTTGGAATATCAAAGGGTTCAATCGTATGTATTCTACGGTTAAACTCCGAGAATGCTGCACCTTCTGCTACATCCCAGTTACCTTCAAGTAGTTGCTTACGTTGATGTTCAGGCAGAGACATCAAGTTAGCTTCATACATACCATCTTCAGCAAGGTATGGGTTATCATACAGAGTAGCAGGGATAAACCTGCGTTGGAACAGTGGCTCACCAGCACGAGCATGATTTGCTGGCCATGTAAGAGTTTCACCAGTCTCTGGATCAATAGCCCAGAAGGGTTTACCTGGTTTTGCAGGGTCGATGAAAGCTTTCTTTACCCAACCATGTCCAGCACCACCAGGGTTAGTCGTAGCTCTTTGGTATAGCTTTAGACCACTTGCTTTGGTAGTACGTAGACGAGAACGCATATAGTTCCAAGCAAAGGGAGTAGCCCATTGGGTCAGTTCGTCGAAACCAATCCAGTTATAAGCCTGACCCTGATAGCGAGTAACGTCATCATCAGCATCAAGGTAGCTCATCCAGAGTGTTGCACCAGAGGGAGCTACCCAAGTCTTGTCACGTTCTAAGAACTTAATTCCGGGAATAGCTTTAGGGTACAATACCTTAGATACAGATACAAGTTCCCGTAGTTCCTCTGTAGATTTACGCACCAAGAGCATCTTAGCATGTTCATTGTTCAGATAACGTACTGGGTCTGCCAACATAGCGTAGGACTTACCACCACCAGCCGCACCACCATAAAGAACTTCTTGCTCATTAGCAGAAAGGAAAGCTGTCTGTGGGCCATCGTTGGGCTTAAAGATAACTTCTCTAGCTTTCTTTGTGTCAATCTGTGCTGGCTTCGGCTGGGCTGGCACTGTTAGCTTCACCTCTGGTAGCTGCTCCACCAACTCTGGCTTCGAGCTTTTCGGCTTTCGAGATGGCTTCTTTGTACCTTTCGGCAAAGTATCTGTGTGTTGCAGCTTCTGTCTTACGCTTGTATTCAAGTTTAATCCTCTTATACAGACCTACGTG